TGAATCTGTTTTGTAGAAATATCCTGCATCAGCCGCACTGCTTGTATCATCCAGATCAGTCCACATAGGCGCAATCATGTAAGAAAAGTTACTTAGGCCGTAGGTATTAGGCATATAAGTGGGCATACCCGTGCCGTGAGTATAGCCATCACAACAATAACCGGATGGCGGGGCCGTTTGCCTCCCTATCCCAGTAGTAGGGTTGTACATCAGAACAAACCCGTTCGTACTCATCCAAGCATGAGTGAATACTTGATCAAGCCACGGAAAGGTGTGACCCATCTGTATGCTAGTGGCTTTATCATCCACTCCAGAGAGAACCTGTGTCATGCCTGTCGGATCAAGGTCAGCGTAGGCAAGCACCGGAAACAGGCAGAGTAATGTCAGACGTTTCACCTAACCCTCCTGTCAGGCTCTGGCACTTTATCTGGGTTAGCCTCCCACAAGGCTTTGGCCTCATCCCCAATCTTGCCGTCATATGGGCAAGGCGTACCAGCAGACATCATGCTGGCCCACACACGATAGTCTTGGCACATCAACGACACAGCGGCCACGCGCATACCCATATCGTATAAGGTTTTGCCTAATTTGATCCTCTCGCAGTTTTGGTCACGAATTGACTTTCCAGTAGAAAAACCAAGTATCTGGGTCTGGACTGCACCAGACACACCTGTGGTGCATAAATCCTGCGAATACGAGCTACCAATTGACGGCGCGATGGCGGATGGAGGCGGTGATTCCACCTTCTGTGTAACTCGCTGAGTGGAGTTGCTCACAGAGCTATTGGTGTTGACGTTGCTGTTTTGATTTATTGCGTTTATGTCAGAAACCGAATTAGTTGTTTGAAAGCTTGTGCTATCAGAAGTTGATGTGCTGGTAGTCGTGCTGTTATTTGTATTCTGATTTACGTTTGTGGAGCTACTAACTGAGGTGCTGTTGTTGGTGTTGGCGTTAGTGTTTGTATTGGTTGATGTACTGGTATTTATATTATTTATTAAACCAGTGTAGTCAGTAGTGTTTATGTTGTTGTTATTGTTAGTATTATTTGAGGTTGAGTTAACCGTGCTGGTGCTGACGTTTGTATTATTGTTTGTATTGGTATTTACATTGGTGTTCGTGGATGTCCCAGTGTAGTTAGTCGTACTGGAATTTACGTTGTTATTGTTATTAGTATTGGTATTTGTGGATGTAGCAGTAGACGTTGCGGTGCTAGTCGCAGTCGTGTTTATGTTAGTAGTTGTATCCTGCCCAAATGCAGGGATTGCCGCAAGCAGGGCGGTGATTACCAATAGACGTTTCATGTAATCTCATACCGGACTCTACGATGGCTCGGTGGGCCATGTAATTGAATTTGGAAATCCAGCCTGTGCTGGTATATCTCGCAATGCCTGACGATACGCTTTCCATTCGTCTGACATAGTGAGATCGCTGCCCGCTCTCCAATCTGTTCTTGCTAGAAGACTGTCTCTAGTAAACCTTGATGCCTCTGCTTTTTCCTCATCCGTCCTTGTGTCTGCTGGTTCCGCAAAAACGCCATCATTATAAGACCAACCTATGCCGCCCTCAGTTGCTTCAACTAGGTTATCAGCAAAGTCTAAAGAGTCTACCTCTATAGTGTTTACTACCTTGTTGTTCTCAATAACGTGCGCTTTCATAAAATATTCCTAGTACTCAAAAACGATTATACCTTGCTTTCCGTTACCGCCAGATGATCCGCCGCTACCTGAAGCCTTTGCGCCCCCAGCGCCAATCGTCACTGTGATGGTATTGCCAGCAGTCAATCCGGTTAAATATTTGATAACCGTTCCGCCACCGCCGCCAGCACCAGCGGCCGAAAGATTGCGAGAGCCTCCGCCGCCGCCGCCTCCACCATAGCCACTAGCATTGATGCCAGTACCTCTGTAGGGTGCTGCTCCGCCGCCTAAGAAGCTGTTGCCACCATGCGATCCTTTGCTATATGAATTCTCATTGGCTCCCGCGCCAGCCCCTCCAACAATACCGATTGCGCCAGAGCCGGATGAACTAGCAGTCGTTGACGCTGAACCTCCCGCGCTTCCGCCATACCCATTGTTAGCATCTCCGCCGCTTCCGCCGCCTCCAGTGATTGTGGTGATTGTTTCAGTGCCAGACGTAAGTGTGGAGTTTCCGCCAGAACTACCTGCACCTCCACCTTGTCCACCACCTCCACCTCCAGCGCCCACCACAATTACCCTCATGGTTTCTACTCCAGAGGGTATGGTAAATGTTCCACTGCTTGTGAACACAGACAAATTAGCGAACCCGCCTCCACCAGCAGCAGCCCATGCGATGTCCGTGCCATCAGATGTCAATACAGTGCCGGAACTCCCCGCGCTTAGTGTTGCTGTCGCCGCAGATGCGTTGCCATAAATAAGCGCCCCCCGCGCAAGCCCGTCCACAACATTTAGCTCTGCCGCTGTACTTGTCACGCCATCTAATATGTTCAACTCTGCTGTGGTGCTGGTGACACCATCAAGAATGTTTAGCTCCGCTGCCGTGCTAGTCACCCCGTCCAATATGTTCAATTCAGCAGCAGTAGAGGTAACTGAGGTGCCATTGATTGACAGGCCATCCGTTTCCAGCACCCCGTCAATATCTGCGTTCCCAGACAAGTCTAGAGTGGCGGCATCAAGCTCGCCTGTCATTGTGACGTTACGAAAGCTGGCTACGTCTTTGTTTGCATCTGCGGCGATCACCTTGCTGGCCGCAACTGTACCAGCGGTAACATCATCCAACAGATTAATATTTGCTGCGCCGTCTGCGATGTCTCTGGCTTTACTCATTTATACAACCCTCACCTTCAAGTTAGCCGCGTTGGTTGACGTTATCCTAACCTTATTCTGAGCAGGAGCATCGTAGGTGTAGTCAGTGCCTAGTATTGCGCCTTGGTTCAGGACGTTGGCATCATAGTTAATCGCTACACCATCACTAGATGGAACCGCACTGCCACTAGACATGTTAAAGATAATTGCTAAGTCTAGGTCATTAGCTAACGTAAAGTGGTTGGCATCAGGGATAGCGTCCAGTTGCGTCTTGTTCATTTGGTTTACTGCTGTACCCATCGCTTCCTGTATAGCAGCCAGCTCTGCGTTGGTAGTAGCATTCGCCCAAGTCGTAGAGCCATAGGTTGCGTTAGAGTTGTACTGCCACGTTCCTGAGTTGTTCCTGACTATGCTTCTCTCACCATCAGTACCTTTGGCAATCTTCCACGTTGTCCTGTCATCTGTAGATACACAGTAGTAGATAGCGCCATCACCAGCAGCTTCATCTGCGGTCATAGAATTAATATCAGTCCAGTAGGTAGAGTCTGTGGAAGCTGTGGTGTGGGCTGCGTGGTAGCCTGATGGTGCAGTAGTTCCTGAACCAGACGTATAAGAATACACCTTGTCGTTTTGATTCCCTGTTATAAACATCTTTGTGCCGTCTGCACTGAATGCTATTCCAGTTGGATTTGAGTCTACACTCGCAGTATTGAAAGATATGCCTGAATAGCTCCCGCTTGTTATTAAGAAGGCAGTTGATAAATTGTATTGAAATATATTGTTAGTTGGAGTTTCGTTAATAATAAATACTTTTGTTCCGTCATTTGAAAAGAACAAGCCTTGTGGTGATGTAGCCTGCGATGAAACACTAAGAACACCAACGTGCGTTGCCGAGGTTATGTCGTTTGCTGTACTCAGATTCCACTGATTAATCTCATCATCTGTATCACCTATCGTATACAGCTTTGTACCGCCACTTGCTAGTTGAACAGCGCGTGGGTTGCTTTGTAGTGATGACGTATCTAACTGCCCAGTTTTACTGACGTTGCTTAAATCAAAGCCTGTTGTCAGTGTATATTCAGCAATTCTTGGACCTGAATACTGAGCTATCAGCATTATAGTTCCGTCATCAGAAAAACATATTCCTGTAGGGATATTGCCTGAATCTGAAACACTATGCGAACGTGTAAACGATTCTGTCGTAATGTCGTAGTTTGTACTCAGGGCATATTCATTGACCCTGTCGTTTTGGCTATCAACGATAAACATCTTTGAACCGTCAGAATTAAAAGCAATATCTTCTGGTGCGGTGCCTTCTGCTGATATAGCTCTGTCAGTTACATAAGATGCATTTGCAATATCAAATGCGTCACCAATACCGCTTAGCTCCAAGTCACCATCAGTCGTGTTAAATACAACGGCATACATCTGCCAAGAGCCTGAAGCTACTTGAGCAAATGAAGTGGGTGCTGTGGTTTGAGATATAGCGCCAGCAGTAGAAGCAAGGATAAACACACCACTGTTAGCTTCAATGGTTTTACCTACATCAGCAGATGCGAAGGAGCCTGAGCCTAAAATGACCTTACCCAGTGATAACGTATATTCATATATGCCATCGTTTGTATCACCAAGAATGAACATCTTTGTGCCATCATTATTGAATCTTACCGATTTAGGTGCTGTGTCTTGCCCCGACACGCTAAAATTTTGCGTATAGGAAGCAGTAGAAACATCAAATCCAGTTGTCAGGGCATATTCATTCACATCCTGTCCAGTGGTTCCAACCATAAACATTTTTGTACCATCTAAATTGAATGCTAAACCTCTTGGAGCGCTTTCTTGACTACCAAAATCAAAACTCTGAGTGAATGATGCGGTTGATATATCAAACCCTGTGGTTAGGGCATATTGATGAACAAAGTCAGAACTATTTCCAGTGATAAACATTTTTGTGCCATCACTATTAAAAACAACATCTTGCGGGCTTGTTTCCTTAGAGCTTACTGAAAAGTTTTGAGTATAAGAAGCTGTGCTAATATCAAACCCTGTACTCAATGCATATTCATTGACATCATCACCGTCAAAATCCACGATAAACATTTTTGTGCCGTTTGCATTAAACGCCAACCCAGAGGGATTTCCTGCTTGAGATGAAACACTAAAATTTTGCGTATACGATGCAGTACTCACATCAAATGCTGTGCTTAGAGCGTATTGAAATATCGCATCGGATGACCTTCCTGTTATGTACATTTTCGTGCCATCATCATTGAACGCCAATCCATTAGGATTACCATCTTGTGAAGCAACAGAAAAGCTGTCTACAAAAGAGCCTGTGCTAACATCATAAGTATCAAAATCCAACGTAGTCGCAGGAGCAGAGTTATATCTCGTGTANTTCTCCGANGATGAATTNACATCCCAGTCGTTATTNCTNACACCTGACTGAGCAACTTCTTTAGTCACAGCAACGACAGGAGACAGCACATTACCCGACAAGGTAATCGTAGATGTTTCACCTGCGGAGTATGTCTTGGTTTGAGTTCCGGCAGTGACAGAAATGTTATTTAGCTGCGTTTGTATGTTGCTGGTAACGCCATCAACGTAGTTAAGTTCGGCTGTGGTCGCAGTGACCCCATCTAACAGGTTAATCTCCGCCGCTGTCGCAGATATGGCCGTCCCGCTTAACTGCAAGGTAGTAGCGTTGACCTCACCGGATGATCCATAGGCCACCGCTTTGGAGTTTACGATTGTCCCAGCCGTAGCGCCGTCAAGTATGTTTATGACGGATGCGCTGTCACCTATGTCTCTTGGTCTGCCCATCTAAATAATTCCTTACGCTAAAGCGTCACTAGCCCGCTGCTTTGCGGCATCAGCCGCAGCCCAATCAATGCCTAAATCTTCATATATTCTTTTTGCTGCATCAACGAATGCAATATTGTTTTGTAGAACTCTTATCTTCGTCTCAGCACCATATGGCAGTGTGTCATAATAGTCAGTATCAAGCGCGTTAGTGATCTCGCCTATCACTGCCTGAACTTGCGATTCTATCTGCTCTTTCGTGTAGTCTGTCATTGCTTTGATTTCAACTCTGTTATTTCTGACTCTAAACTGTCAACTTTTGCAGAAAGCTCTTTTATCGCTTGAATGAGTGGGGTGATAAGCTCCTCATAAGCCAACCCCATACGGCTTGTATCATCCATTACATCAACGATGCCGTAATCATGGGCCGCGTGTTTATCAAGGGCAGCTTTGACATTTTGCGCTTTCAGGCCAACATAATAATTTTCTAACCTTGGGCGATCCTTTGCATCTTCCTGCAAAAGACTTGGATCAACTTCTGCTACAGGCTTCCATCGGTAAGTAACAGGCTCTAAGTCATTGATGAAATTTAAGCCCAAATCACATACGTTAAAGTCTTTCTTTAATCTTTCATCTGACTGACGGCTCCAAGAAGAATTATCAGCGAAACGGTTGTAGATGTAGGCGCTATTGTTGCCAATGCTGATGGTGTCAGATTCGTCCCGCCCTGCAAAATTGTAACCAATGACAAACTTGTTGCTTTGTGAGCCTGTGCTTGTCCTTGCCTGATAGCCAATCGCAATATTGTAATCACCTGAGTCGTTGCCCTGATCTCCAGCAAACGATCCTAGATAGGTGTTCCCCGCCCCTGAATAATTACTGCTTGACTGTGCTCCGGATCGGTGTCCAACCGCTACGGTATAATGCCCTCCGGTATCCGTTGCGTTTCCAATTAAAATGCAATGATTGTGAGTACCCGCTGTTGAATCATTGCCCGCTTCAGACCCAATGTGGATGTTCATTTCACCACTTGTTATTGATTGACCAGCTTTATAGCCCAATACAGTATTTTCTTGGCCCGTCATAGTGTTGCTTGAAACGGCATGGTGCCCAACAACAACATTGCGAGTACTCTGTATATTTCTAGCCGCAAAACCGCCAATAACCACGGAGTCATCAAAGCTGGTTCCCACACTCGCGGCTGCGGCCTCATAACCAATAACAACAACGCCCTCATTAGTGCTTGCTAGGGCTGAGTTGTTAGTAGCAAGGACGATAGATTGTGCGCCTACTGAGCTTCCACTGAGCTTTAGAGTGGTGTTGCCGTTAGCAAGCTCCATCACTCCACCGCCCGCATCCGCCAGCGACAGAGTTCCACTACCGTTTGTGGTTAATACTTGACCATTTGACCCGTCACTTGTTGGTAGGGTGAAGGCGCTTACAAAACTCGTAAGATTGGCATCAAGAGCTTGTTTGGCATCTAGTTGTGTTTGGATGTTTGAAGTAACACCATCGGTATAATTCAATTCTGCGGTTGTGGCCGTTACTCCATCCAGAATGTTTAGCTCCGCTGCGGTAGCCGTCACCCCATCAAGAATGTTGAGTTCCGCTGCTGTAGCAGTAACACCATCAAGAATATTTAATTCTGCCGCTGTAGATGTGATGGCCGTGCCAGAAATTTGCAGGGTCGTGGCGTTAACCTCTCCAGAAGAGCCATAAACAACCGCCTTGGAGTTAGCGATAGTACCCGCACTGGAACCATCCACTAAATTCAGTTCGGCTGCGGTTGAGGTCACGCCATCAAGAATATTGAGTTCTGCCGCTGTGGACGTAACACCGTCCATTATGTTCAGTTCCGCTGCGGTTGCGGTGAGGCCCAGATTAGTCAGGGCTGTTGCAGCGTTATTGAGGTCAGAAAGATTATTCGCTATCGCAAGAGCCGACGATGCGCTGAATGTAGTAAACGCCTCCACCACCACTGAGTCATTCACAGCCGCGCCAGCAGCAAGCACGATAGATGTGCCGTTTGTGGCCGTGTATTCCGTGCCGTCAAGCAGCAAAACACCGTTCAGGTAAACATTTACAAACCCGACAGTGTAATCAACCGTAAACGTGGTCTGGCTGGCAGTCGCGGTGAAGCTGGTTTTTGTGTATGCCTGTTGAGCGACATTCGCCGCGTTCCACGCCACGGCCTCAAATAAGTCACCTGTGGCTGCGCCCGCTGCCAGTACAACCGCCGTGCCATTGGTCGCCGTAAAGTCTGTGCCAGCGATGAGCTTGATGCCATTTAAAAAGACATCTACATAGCCCACGGTGTAGGCCACTGAGAATGAGGTCTGTCCGGATGTTGCGGTGATGTTTGTTCTTACATAGGCATTATCAACATTTATGTTTGACCATGCTGATCCGTTGTAAAATTCTACTTTTCCAAGGGTGCTGTTGTATCTAAGCATTCCCGTGGCGGCTGTTGGTCTTTGCCCAGTTGTTCCGGCAGGGAGAGTCAGCGCCTCGGTTGAGTTTATTGTGACCGTTCCTGTGAAGGTTGGGTCAGCCAGTAAGTTAGTCCATGATGCAGCAGAACCGTTAGTTGTTAGGAAATACCCACTATTACCCGATTGGCTTGGCAAAGCCTCTACAGCAGCCCAGCTTGCATTTGTTCCGTCTGTTTTAAGGTAGTAACCAGTGTTCCCAGATTGGCTGGGCAAGGCATCAACGTCAGAGAACGCAAGGGTTCCCGATCCGTTAGTGGTTAGCGCCTGACCGCTACTGCCATCTGAGGTTGGAAGGGTAAACGCACCGACAAATGTTTGTAGATTTGCATCATAAGCTAGAACATTAGTGCCTATAGCCAATCCAAGGCTTGCCCTTACCGTTGCCCCTGACTCCAAGACGAAATTAGAGCCGTCTCCAACGATAAACCCGCTGTCCGAAGGTGTAAGCCCTGCAATGTCCGCTAGTTGAGCGTCATAGGCTTGTACATTTGTACCTATTGCCAGCCCAAGGCTGGTTCTCACTGTAGCGCCTGATTCTAAGACGAAATTAGAACCATCACCGACAATAAATCCGCTGTCTGTAGGCGTTAGTCCCGCAATATCTGTTAGCTGCTGGTCAGATGCTTGCTTAGCATTTAACTGGGTTTGTATGTTGGACGTAACCCCGTCCACATAATTAAGCTCTGCCGTGGTAGCCGTCACACCATCCAGCAGATTTAATTCGGCTGCTGTTGCGGTTATTGCTGTACCTGAAAGCTGGAGAGTAGTGGCATTGACCTCACCACTTGATCCGTACACCACGGTCTTGCTATTGACTATAGTTCCGGCGCTTGAGCCATCATTTAGGTTTAGCTCTGCGGCAGTGCTGGTAACCCCGTCTAAAATATTGATCTCAGCCGCTGTCGCCGTGACTGCGGTGCTTCCAATGGTTAGACCTGTTACGGTAGCGGCCCCGAATACAACGTCCCCAGCCGTCCCTGAGAACACCTCAGAGTTGTTGGTTGCATCAGGTATAAAGGTAAATTTTCCGGAAGAATCATCAAATCCAAAGAATCCAATCTTCGCAGATGTGCCGTTATGCCAGCGAAACTCTATACCCCTGTCTTTGTTGTCATCCGTGGAAGGAGCCGTGTCACCGCCTAGAGTAAACACAGGGTCATCAATGGTAACTACCGTGCTGTGAACGGTGGTCGTTGTGCCATTGACCGTTAGATCGCCCGCAACATTAACATTGTTAAAAGTGACGTTTGAGTTAGTCGCTACGGCCTGACCTATAGACACCTCACCGCTAGCTATGGCTACGCCAGTTCCTGCACTGAAGTGCGCCCTGACCTCAGAGGCTGACGGCCCAGTGTAGGTTACAACCCCCGTAGAGCTGTTATAAGCAAGAGAGCCATCCCCGCCGCTGTCAGTAACGGAAACAGCCCCTCTAGCTCTGGCATTAGTAAAGTATAAATTACTGCTGCCTTCAGTGAGGTTGTCAGTGTCCAGCCCGCTAAGACTAGTTAAAAAACTAGACAAATCAGGCGGCGTAAACGTAAACACCCCTGATCCGTTGGCATAAGTTAGCGTACCGCCGCCACTTGCAGAGGCGCTTGTAACGGATACAGATGTCCTAGCTCTAGCGCTAGTAAAATATACGTTAGTAGAGCCTTCGCTTAGGTCGTCAGTATCTTGGCCCGACAGGTTTGTTAGGTAACTGGATAGGTCTGGGGGAACAAACGTGAAAACGCCCGATCCATTTGCGTAAGCCAAACTACCGCCACCACTGGCGGAGCCAGTAGTAACGGAGAGATTAGTTAGCTCAATTTTGTCGGAGTTGAGGTTAGTGAAGTTAGCATCAACCTCACTGTTTGTTAGAGGACTACCCTTCCCCGACCTTGTTGTGATCGTAGCCATTTCATTCCCCTACTGCCCAATTAAGATGCTGCTAATGTAATAGTCCATGTAATAGTCATGGTGTCATCAGCAGCCTTATTGACAGCGGAAAAAACGGTACGACAAAGCATTGTGCCTCCGCTAGAGGCGTTAAATATACCAGCCTCTGTGATTGCGCCAGTTCCATCACCAGCCTCAAACCCGCACACATAGGTCACAACAGCGCCTGACACGGATGTGCTATCCAGTGCTTCTCGTGAGCCTAGAATGCTAACCAAATCAGTCTGCCCTGCTGCTGCGGCAGTTGTTCCACTACCAACCGCCATGTGTGACATAGCGCCGTCAGTAGTATCTTTCATGCGACTAGCGATAAAGCCAAGACCCGCTGTAACCACCAAGTTTTTCTCTGATCTTGTCTCTTTAACACTGCCATCACTACCAGTGACAACAATATCAAGCTGACCGCTTAATTTAATTTCATCATTAATCATTTGTTTAGCCCTCAAAAAGTACGGGATTCACCCACATAATCTTCTGCAAAATAAGTAAAATCACAATAACCCTGTGATCTTAAACTTCCACTATCGGTGATGGCGGGTGTTTCCGCTAAAACCTTACCCAATGATTTTACAGGACTATCTGACGCTGATAAACCATCACTAAACGGCTTTGCTGTTGCAATAGCCGGAGAATCAACCGCTGAAACTGACTCTGATTCTGCTTTCCCAAGCCCGTAGGCCAAAGATTCTGAAACGCTTGGTGTTTCGCTGGGGTTTTTTCCAAACTCCAGTTGCGGGCTATCTGATATGGTAGCTCCGTCACCTTCATTCTGGCCCTGCTCAATATCCAAGCTCTCTGATACCGAGACTGTATCAGATATTAACCTTGTTAAGGCATATGAATGAGACTCTGCTACACTCACTGAATCTGAAGGGTTTTTCCCAATCTCAAGTATTGCCGCTTCAGCTATAGCCAGCGCATCACTAGGGTTAACCCCCACAGACATCACAAAGCTAAATACGTCAGTTACAGTGGCTTGATTAGCTAAAGGCTTTCCAACCTCTAAGCTAGGCGAGTCAGATACCGTAGGCGCTTCCTGCAATGATCTTGCATACGCCACCACCCTGCTAAATAAATCCGTAGCCCCGACAATGTTTCCAGTGTTTTTATTAAACTGGATGATTTGGTCATCTTTAGTGCTTAGGTTGCCATCTACGTCATCAGTAGCCAATACCGTGTCAGCAATGCTCTTCCCTATTTGAAAAACGGGGTCAGAATCTGTAGCCGTTGCTGTGTCCGAGGGGTTTTTACCCACCTCTAATGATTCGCTGTCAGTTAGCGCCGCAGAGTCGGATACGGTCTTACCTACTTCTAAACTTGGCTCATCTGTTGCGGCTGGTGACTCAGATAACCCCTTGCCAATGGCCCGCACCTCACTATCTGATACTGATGCGCTATCTGAGGGGTTTTTGCCCAGCAGCTTAGATATAGCCTCTGAAACAGTAAGGCTGTCACTTAGCGACTTGGTTAAATTGGTAATGAAATGCCCAATAATCGCAGAGGCGAGCAATCTCTTGCTTTTAAGATTGGCAAGTAGCCTCTTGCTTAGGGCCGCAGCTTTAAGGTTGCCCGACATCAGGCAAAGTCCTCACGAATGATAAACTTAATGACCTCAAAGACGGTTTCCTTGGTTGAGTCAGCGGAATAGGTAAGCTCTATCTCTCCTTCATACTCTCCAGCATCAATGGTTTCTATTGATGTACCAAAGTCAAAGGTGACTATGCCGTTTGTAAATTGACCAGAGCTGGCCTGTGTTCCTGTGAGGGTAGCTAATACGGTTGTGGTAAATTCCTTTCGGAACCGCATTACTATTGAGCTTGCAGTGTTTAAATCTACAACTGAGCCATCGTCAGACCGAGTAATAGTGGCCTGTATCTGTGCCTTGGTATCTCCCTGCACTAATAAGAGGGTTGTCATCGTATGCTTTCCTCATTGCATGGAAGCCAGAATATTAGGGAGAAGGGCCGACGATATGAGTAGGACATATATACCCCATACCATTTTTTCTAAGCGATCAAACCGCTCACTGCCACTTTTCAGTCTTTCTTCAATTCTTTTGTATCGCTGTTCGCAGACCTTTTCGTGAGTATTTAGCGCACTATCTACTATTCTAAAATCTCTAGTATCTTTCACGCATTAATCCTCAGGCTGAACTTTCTTTGGCCTTCCTCTTTTCTTTTTAGGGGCTTCTTCTACAGATTCATCACCCGCATTCTCTACCACAGTGACTTCAGCCTCAACGGTTAACTTTTCTGTAGGCTCTACGGTTTTTATTTCCATAGCCCACCCGTTTTCCACAAAGCCATCCATAATTTGCTTTTGCCAATCACCAGTTGGATTAACGATTTCATCAGCAGCATACAGTTTAATTTCTGTGCCTGACTCATCTGATGCCGCTGGCTTGGGTATTACTATCTTATATGAAGTCATAATTGATCCTCTAAATAACAAGGGGAGCTAGGCTCCCCCTGCCATCCATTTTACTACGCAGTTGAAAGAGTATCTGCATCAGTGCTGTGTCGTGGTGCGCCTTTAATGACAGCGGCAGCAACGGGAGTTCCGTTACTGTGAGTGCCAGTAAAGTCTGCAACAACGCGCACATACCGAGCGCCACCCACATAACCAATAGTGGTTATTTGAGGGGTTTCGCCATTAGCGTCAAGGGTCAAGAATATTCCGCTTGAGTCCACCGTACCATCAGTTACCGCCGTGGCGGATGTAACCGCCGCGAAAGTGCTGTTGTCAGATGAATCCTCAAGTTTGAAATCTATCTTAACCGATGAGCTAAGAGTATCTCCTTCAATGCCTGTATCAACCACAATCGTGGCTGATTCAAAGCCCTGCAAATCAACACCAGTACCATTAGCGTCAGCGGTGCGAACCGCCGGAGCCAATGATTGCACGGCTGATATATTGTTGGCTAAGTCTTTCATTATCGCCTCCTATTAAGCAGCAACATTCTGCTTGATGATTGCTTCAGCCAGAATTACCTGACCACCCACACGGCGACGAGCTACATAGCGAACATTTCCAGAGGTTGCCTGTGTGAAAGGATCACGCAAGACAGCCAAGGCTACGCGATCAACGATCATGTAAGCCCTTCGGAAATCACCAAACGCAACGGCCTTTGCACCAGCCGCCACATCAGGCATATCAGTTGCTTCTACATAGCTATAACCGAGAATCGTATTTGTAGCGCCACCCTGAAGGCTCATGCCAGCTTGAAAGACATACTGACCAGCAGTGTCCTTGAGCTTGCGAATAGCCGCCAAAGTAGTTCTATTAAATACGAATGTTCCGTTTCTGCTGTAATCGCTCTTAATGCTATGCACCAGAGTAATTAAGCCGTCAGCGGTTAAAAGGTTAGCGTTTCCAGAGTTAACAGATGCAACGCTAGAATTAGTCAAAATACCTTCTGGCTTGCCTACAGAGTCACCAGAGACGAAAGCTGTGCCTTCAGCTTTAGCAAACTGCTCGGAAAACTCAGACTGCATTTCTGCTTCTAGGTCAAATACTGAATCCTCAAGGTCTTGCTCAGAAATATCAACCAAAGCATATTGCTCGTGCGCTGGTATCTCTTCTAACCCTACGGTGTACCCTGTTGTCTCTGAGCGTGTGGCGCTTTCAGCCACCCACTGAGCCGCAAACTGTCCAGTACGCTTAGGAATCTGGATAGATCGCTGCGCTGTGCTGCGGACACGGGCAATAGAGCGGATTGGAGAAATCTCCGTAACCGTCTTTATTAGCTCGCGAACATACTCGGGAGGGGCAAGATAACCGCCAGTGCTGTCATTGCTGACAGTAAGGGCTTTCTTTTCAGCGGCATCAAGACCTTCCAAGCCTTTGCGACAATACTTGTCCCAAGCTGCGTGGGTTTCGTCAATCTGCTTTGCATCAAAACCAGTATTAGGGCGGCGGAGCGCTGTTTCCATGCGATCCATTTGCTCTGTCATCTTTTCTTGATGTGCTTTTTGCTGAACAAGTTGCTGATTTACTGTCTCCAGAGAATCCATCTTGGCTTCAATAGCTTCAATTTTTCCGTCCAGAAGGGGATCAGCAACACCTTTAGATACATTCTCTAATTTCTGGTCATAGGCTTTTTTAAACTCTTCAAAAGCCTCGCCCATCTCAGAGACTGCGTTTTTAATGTCATCCGACATAGTACAAGTCCTCTTTATAGGTGTTTAAGTGTATTGGTTAAAGAATGAAGCGCATCAACCGCTCCAGTGTCTGCTTCTTCAGCCTCTCGCTGATTAAATGCCTTGTGTACAGCTTTCGCCGCGACCTTGGCCTCTGAACGGGATAAACTGAAAGCATCACGCAAACCGCCTTCCCATTCCCTGATAGATAGCTCTTCACCTTTTACCGACCTAACCCTAGCTTTGGGATTCATCGGGAACGTGACTAGGCTAATCTCCATCAATTCTACTTCTTTGATATACCTGCGCTTTCGGCGGCTATCATATTCTTGGCCTTTGGGTGCTACCCGAAAACCAATAGACAGGCCATCTAATGCGCCCATCTTCATTAATTCGTATGCTTCTCTACCCGCTTGGGTTCCTAAAGCTAGTCGGCCCTTCACTTTCAAGCCGTCTTGATCTTCTTTTATGCTCTCAAACACGCCAATAGGCATATCTGACTTATGCTGATAAAGGAGCTTTACCCCTTTAGGGCCAGTTCTACGCAAGGACTTTTGAAACGCGCCATTTACAACTACGTCATTGCCAAGGTCTTTGTTATTGAAGATTGAGCCATAACCTTCAAATGTACCCTTTTCCTCATCATCCTCATCACTGTAGGCTTTAATGCTTGACCGGAAATCAATGTGTTCGCTATCTAACTCTTCTTCATCTTCCTTACTAGCCACATCTCTGCCAGTTTGCTCAATGTATTCATCGTGGGTAGCACATGGCATAAAGACTTCATTGCCATCCTCATCATGGGAGTGAGTGCCAGAACAACCTATCTCTTCTGCCCGTTCTTGGGCTTCTTCTTCAGTTGTAAATACATCCCGCCGTATTTGGTCTTTTTTAACCTCAGACTCAGCGTCTTGGTTAAGACTGTCATCTAGCGCCTGTAACGCTTGATTGATCCGATCTGCTGGGTTTAAACCATCAGTCATAATGGATTCCTCTAAAACAGCTAGTTAAAGTGATTGGCTAATCACAGGTCGCGTTGTCTACGCTGATGGGTTTACAAGTTTATACTCAGGGTTATGCCGTGACAACCCTAAGTTATATCATCCTCTGCATCTACATAGATAATCGCACAACGACAATTTATCACGTTTGCAGCCCCGCCGTTAGAATCTCCGGTGTATTGCATCTCTCTACCGTTAGGCATATAGAAAGGCTCATCCATTGATACTTGGGTGCCGTTCATTTCTGCATGGGCTGATCTGGTTCGGTCATCTAGGGTTGCCACCCACTGCTTGACCATGTTTATGCCTAAGTCAGTGCTGAGTGACCTGTGGTAGTTGTGCTGCCCATATCCAGCCGCGCTGTGTACTTCAGTTCTAGCTATGAGCGCCGCCCTTTTGCGTCCTATTGAGAAATGGGTTCTGGTAATGGTTCTAGCTATGGCATCAATACCCAACCCCTCTGATTGCAGTATTTCTATATCGTCCAGAATTTTTCTAGTCATTCTTTGGGATATGCCTGCAAATATGATTTCACGGGCTTGCATATACTGAGTTATCCAATCCTCCACCGCATCAGACCTATTAAAGCCAAATCCCACATCAACCGCAGCCTTGGAAAATACAGGCTCATACTTTTCATCATTTATCTCAATGATGGTTTGGAATAGCTTTTTTACCTCAGTCTTGACAGTTGCGTATATTTCAACCTCTTTGCGGCGAGTAGATTGGTCAAAGTCTGGGGTTACACCTGCCTTGATCTGGCTGGCAATTATGCGGACGTCTTTACGGAATGCGGTGTCTAGCTTTTTTTGCAGTCTGCGGGAGCGCACGGACTGCATTCGCTTTTGCTGTGCTAGGTATTTGCGAGAATCAACCCTTCCCTGACGGAAGCGCCGTATCTGTTTAAGCCCAGACCTTTGTTTTCTTACCGCCCCAGTATTCAACTGCGTGGCCCTCGTTGATTAAGGTATCACAGATATTAGTGCCTTCGCGGGTATGAAGCACGGCTAATATGCGACCATACTTGCCTTTGCCCAAAGATTTAATGAATACCTCATCCCCGCAAAGGGCTTTTAATCTTTCCTTGGCCGCAAGTCCCAAAGCCTTTTCTGCGAGGTTGCGCGTCCGGCTCTCTGGCGTGTCTATACCAGCCAACCTCAGTTTTTGCCCGTGCTTCCAATCATCAAAGCCCTGATCTATGTCCACCACTATCGTGTCGCCATCTATCACGCGAACCACGTTACATCTGTAGTAATACGGATCAATCATAATTTTTTTCACTTTTTTTTGTTAAAAAGGTTGTGCATATATAACAAACGTGTATAATTACAACTGTTGAAACGCAGTTTACTTTTATTTTACTTGGGGGTTGTTATGCAAAACATTATTAAAACTTTCGCCGTTGCCGTCATGCGGGCTGAAAACTGGGTAAATGGTCAAATATGTTGGGATTACATTGAATCTGATGTCCACTTTGATCACGGCAACATTGATAACCAGCTTTTTGACATCTTGGCAAATACGGTTGTTGATATCCAAAAGGCAAACACAGTCGTAAACCAACACATCGCGCCAATTATCAAAGGCGGCTCCACTTGCAACTCTCCGCTTACTAGCCAGTATGAGCCTCACCCCTTGGTAGTACGCGCCCTTGAAATCGCCCTCTATTGGAAATCATACAAGCCCGTAAACTTCTAAGGGCAGCGCATTCAAGTCAACCCGCCGCATGGCGGGTTTTCTTTACTTCTTAGAACTCAGAGGGTGACCCTTCGGAAACAAGTCTGTGTCAAATGCTCCACCCTGAAAGCGACCCGTGCGTAGAGCAAACAGGAATGAATTGACCCTTGCATATGCCCACTGATCTGGCCCTGTAACGCTTGGTCTGACACTTTGCGGGTTAGTCCGGTACGCGCCTACCCCTCGCTCAAAAACAGCCGTGAGCATCCTTAGAGTAGCTCTCTTGGTTGGCTTATCCCCGTACTTCTCATTGTGCTTTTTGACCTTTTCTTGAAGTCCTTTCTTAACTTTAGCGCTGACAGCTTTTTCGTCAACATCGCCAAATTCCATGCTGGTGTATTCGTCTGATTTCTTGTCTTCCAGCTTTTTGACCACTTCCAGTATGACGTCTTTCATCCCTTGCTGTCCCAGCTTAGGATTAATCGCGCCCCACTTAATAAGGGCTACCACGCCAGCAATGTTAGAAGAATTAGGCTCTGTTTTGCCACCTACAAACTGGTTCCCATCAACTACGGTATGCCTAGCGCACCAAGCCTCGCGCTCCTTGATCCAGTCCAGTATCGCTGGGGTTTCTGACCCATCTCTAGCCTTCATCCAGTTTTGAAAGGCACCGTTGCCCCTGATATTCCCACCAGCACCCCACACCTTGCGGCCTACCGTGGATTTATCGTCATAAAGCGCCTTGGCGAATGCGAAGCTAAATTGAGGATAGTTGCTGTTTCTAAGACTTATCTTTTTGTTGTCACCCTTCTCTGGGAAGTTTGTGACGGCCTTTGCGTCCACTTCCCTGTCATCATATAAGTCCACCTCTTCTTCTGGCTCTGGCTCTTCAGCCTCTGGAACCTTTCCGTCATTTAATGCAAACAGGTTAGCGGGAACCAGCAAATCATCCGCGCCATCAATGGGGCTTAGGCCAACCATCTCCCTAGCCTCATTGCGGGTCATGATGCCTTTATCAACCGCTGCTATTACGTTTGTATATATGATCCTGCGGCGCTCTGATAGGGCGGGGATTCGGTCAATGTCATATTGAAAATTAACATCTTCATCGTACTGAGGTATCAGCCATTCATTGATGTCTGACTCCACTTTTCGCAGATAAGGAATAATAGTTTCTTCATAAAGCGCAAGCCTAGCCTCTGCCACATTGCTGTACGTCTGGCTATCAGGCACACCTACTAGCTGACTAGGCACACCAAAGCACAGAGCAATATCAGTGGCTGACATATGCTTGAGGTTCAGGAAATCCATATCCTTGGGCGACAAGCCCATCTCTTTCCACTCAAAGTCGCCCTCCAGTAACATAGGTCTACCAGCGTTTTTACTCCCGCTGAACCTGCCGTTAAGGTCAGTTAGCAACTGCTGACGCTGAGACTCAGATAGCTGCATCCGGTAGCCTTGGTCATCCTGTGGCTTAAATACTACAGCCCCGCTGGGTCTTGCCCCGTTTTCTAGCAAGTTAATGTTATGCCTAGTGGCCGAGTTATGCTGATCTACCTCCATAGCCGCAGCCGTCAAAGGTGAGCAGCCATAATAATCATCCATTGGATGCCATAGCTTGACCTGCTTTAACTCTGAGAAACCATTTTCTTGGTCTACGTCATAAGTCGCTTTTACAGTCCCGTTCACTGAGTATTGGTATCTGTCAGGGAATACGCCAGCCGCACCACCTTTAATCTCTATGCGATCCGGCCTAAGCAGGTGAAGCTCTCGCGGCCCACCAGTTCCAGATATGCCAAGGATGTAAGAGTTCCCGCTGAGTAAAAGATAGCCGTATAAGCTGTTAAAAAACTCTGAATAACTTTGTAGGGGATTGGGTCTATCAAGCAAAGAGATTACTGGATGAGATTCCATAACCTCATCACCGCGCTTAACCATATAAGGCACGGAAGACGCGCCTTTGGCTATCTCATTTACGCACCGATAAACGATTGCGTTCTTTAGATAACCCTCTTGAGCTAGGTCAGCGTAGTTATACATTCGCACTTGAGTGCTATTAACGCCGAAATAACCCACCATCGGCCCCGCCTCTTTAGTTAGAGCGGGAACCTGCGATACAAACAAATTTTTAATATTATCCAATAAAGCCATCAGCTAATTCTCCAAGAAACATCACCGCGAGATTTATTCAATTCTGATAAACCCCACACAAGTGCGTCTAGTCTGTCTGGAGAAGGTTTTGGCCTTTCGCCTGTGTATGTACACATTTGCGTTTCAAGCTCTGAAAACACGCCGCAGTGATGGACTCTGCCTTGTTCATAGAGGGCGGCTACAGGCTCTGCCCTAACCATTTTTCCTCTTGTGGCGTGTACTGACTTGTACCTTACCCCTGAATCAAGGGTGCGAATCAGCTTCTCTACTAGATCGCCGCCGTTATTAACTTCAGCAACGATTCTGTCAGCATCCCACTGATAGAAGAGGTCAATAGCTAACTGGCCCCATTGATCCGGCTTATATTTGCCCGACTTGTCATCCAGCACATAATACTCGTTATTAGAGTCCTTTCCCACCACGACAACCCCTGTTTCATCAGATGAGTCTCCCGAGGTGACAGCGGGATCAACCGCAACAATGACATTTGTTATTTTTTCCGTAACATTTGTTACCTTTTCACGTTTCGCGTCTATCAATGATGGAGTCCATAGCGCTCCCTCCATTGCATCAATAACCTCGGCATATAGCTCCTGTCTGCCAAGGGTTGTACCTTCATACTTTTCTTTAAGCATTTGAAGCGTAGACTCAGCTAGATTTTCTTTGTTCTCAAAGGTGGTGCCTGTAGTTATGTGACAATCATCCCGTTGCATCAAAGTTCTAATAATCGGGGTGGGCTTTGGGGTGGTTGTTATTATGCACTGAGGTTTTTCGCCCAAGCGTAAGCCAAACATTAGCTGATCAAATGTCTCTGGGTATCTCCACGCTGCAAGCTCGTCACACCAAGCTCTATGGAATTGCGGGCCTCGCAATCTGTCTGGCTCTGTTGCGCTGAACCCCATTATCTTTGATCCGTTGTATAAACGAACCTCTGATGCAGAGGCGTTGTATCCTTGACCCCTGCCGCTGAGTAATGCGCCTTTAGGTATCATGCGAAGCATCCCAGATGGGCCGTCAAAGGCCACTCGCCGCAGATCGCCGAATGTGGGGGTTACGATAGCAACTTGGGATTCGGGGTTCCTGAGCGCGTACAGTAGCGCGTCACTAGCCCCTGTGAAGGTCTTTCCCCATCCCCGTCCAGCCAATATGAGCCAGATGTGCCAATCACCCTGTGGGGTTAGTTGCTTGGGCCGAGCTTTAGTTAGCCATTCAGTGTAAAGATTCGCTGTCGCCTTGTGACCTTGCTGCCGCAAGCTCGTCAAGTTGTTCCATAACTGCTCTGAAGGCATCGGGGTTGCTGACATCTGCTGCTACCTTAGATATTTCCTGTGCTTCGCCAAGAGCCAGCTTACCTATTTTCTGGGCATTGGCGGTTGTTGCTGATAAATGACTCATTACATGAGCGGGAATACCCTCATATTCAGGGTCTGACCTTTCTTCCTCCATGTGCTTTTGTATCTTGCGGCCAACCACGTTCAACATACCCATTGCCAACTGGATGCAGGTGTCATCTAGCCGCTTAGACTCGTCCACAATCCTCTGCATACGCTCATCATCCAGCTTTTGCTTTAGCTCTGTCTGATAGCGATTTTTCTGGCCTTGCCAATCGGAAGCCTTGGCCTTGGTTGACAGAGTTCTGTAGGCGACATCGTGGCGTTTTGCCAGCGCCTCAATCGTGGGGTATTTCCTGACCCCCTCCGAATCCAGAAACCCATGTATGTACTCGTCCCTGATCTGTATTTCTACTTCATCAGTGATTTTTTTAGCCATTACCGTTACCGTTTTCCGCCGTTTTGTGCTGCTTTCGCAAGCGAATCTGCTGCTTGCTTTCCCATGCTTTTGCGTATTCTACATTTTCAAACAGTTTAGAAAAGCCCGTAATGTGCTTTAACCTGAGCAATTCCTCTGGCTCCATACCCAAGTGATTGCATATTTCGTGATCTTTCCATCCGTTTTCAAGTAACGAGAATACCATGCTGCTCATGCCGGATATGCTGTGGCTCCCTCTTGCTCTGTTATGTCGCACAGTTGCAGCCATGCGTTCATTAATGCCTTTCTCTATGACAACGACAGGCAAGCATCCCCCTGTTGAGTCCTGAATGTCCTGATTGTTCTTACAGGTAAAATATCTATGGAAACCGTCAACAATAACGTATTTCCCTCGCTCCTCGTCCCATATCGTCACAATAGGCTGGGTATAGCCATCATGCTTGATTGATGTATATAACAACCGCATCTCTTGTGTAGCTACGGAGTTTGGGTTGTAGTCATTTGGCTCTATGTCTTCAACAGGAATCCATCTGACCGCGCTTATTGGATGATCTTCTTGTGCCATCAAGCCCCTCGCTGCTCTTTCTTGATATATTTCAAATGATTCTCTGGGAGCGACCAATTAATAGACAGCCCTCGCTTAAACTTCAAGAAATTCGCCCCTTGGGGTCTGTTGTTGAAGTTATGCAGCTTTGTGAAGTAATAGTCATTGGACAGCACGGTCTGAATCTCAACCCGATATCGCTCCTCTGGTAACGCCATATCCTCGTATTTCTCGTCATCCCAAGCAAACCGTTTGCGGAACAACTCCTGCCTTTCTTCTGGAATGAGCTTATCAACCAAATAATCCCTGTACTCCGGCCAGCTAGAGAACATATATGGCAACTCGGTCACCGTGAACATATCCTCTTTGGTGATATGCCTCGCTTGCCCTATCCCTTGAAGTCTCTGCGTTAGCTTGCTCCAAGTCTCAGGCTCCATTTCTTGCAGATAAAAAAGCTGATCGTAAGCCGTTTCATGATGCAGGTTGGAAACGCGCATCTTGATGGGTGATATTCCATACCGATAGAACTGGTCATATATGGTGCAGTACGGCCATCCGTTCTGGTGAATCGCCTTCCAGATGTCGCGCCAACCCCAATCGTAGATGGGATAGAAGGAAAACTGCCCTACTTCTTTGTCTATAATTTTCCCCCATGTGATGTGCTTGTAGGTCGCATGGTAGGTCAGGGTGACATTTCGGCTGGGACTCTCTTCTGCCCGAACGCCTCCAAAGAATGCAACCTTCTGATCTGGGTACTCAACGGCAAGAAACCGATCAAACATTTTTCCGAAACGATCTGTGTCGTATTTATTGTCCTTGATGGATATATCTTCTTTGTCCCGCATCCAGCTTTCGCCTTCTGCCCAACAATTGAGCCAACTGTTCTCTGCTGATGTGGAGTTGAAAAGACGAATTGGAACCTGAAGCCAGAATGGTTTCACTCTGGGGTCGCTCATAACGCTCCTTGTGTACTCTACCACCGCGCCCCATTCGGCCTCTTGGTCAACAAAACAGACCGGAACAGGTAGCCGCCCCTCCTCTTCTGCTACCTTCAGAACAAGGTTCAAGATGACTGTTGAGTCCTTGCCTCCGCTGAACCACACCCCAAAATTTTCAAATTCACGCACAACGTAGCGTATTCTTTCCAGTGCCTCCTCATACACGTTGTTTTTTAAGTAAACTCTCATTTTTTTATCAAAAACCCGTTGTAAGCGGTATATGAGTTGACCGACCTCATCATGGGGGATGTCTCAAGCCAGTTGATGCTTGATATTGGCTCGCTCAGAAAGTTATCGCTGACTCTGGGCTTTGACCAGCGGTTGCCCATCGTACTTTTCATATCCAGATGATTCACGGGGTTTGGGAAAGGAACCTTTACAGTTCTCTTGGTGTTGCAGCACCACAGCGAAACACGAGAGTCATCGTGCTTAAATTCAGGCTTGATGTTTTCTTGCTCCCACTGCAAAAACTCCCAAATTAGTGCCTTTGGCATGACAACAGCGCACCCCCAAGTACCCTCAGCCTCTCCCCACCGACAATCCATACCTGAGAACCCTTTTCTCGGCATGGCAAACAGGCTGATCACGTCATCGGGGAATCCCGCCACAATTTGAGGAAGCCCCTCCACAAAACCATCACAAACCTCTACGTCATCCTGCAAAAGAAGATGATGAGTAGAGTCAGTTGTAAGCGCGTGAGTCCAGCATCTTTTGGCGTTCCACCACGGGCCTCTCCCATACATGTCCCCCATCACCTGAAAGTCTAGCCAATTTTGCCGGATTTCCTCCTCTCCCAGAGCGGATATCAAAGAACTCACGGCATATCTGCGCTTCCGGTCAAAAGAGGCATGCATGACCGTACAAGAGATGGTGATCACTTCCGCCATACATCAATCACATAATTTGAAAATTTAATCTGATCTGGAAGCGCCGGATATGAAACAACCTCGCAGTCTTCTACCCCGCTGATCCTGCTTGTAACTGGCTTGTAGTGTGGCGCGTAATACATCAGATAAGCAGTTCCGCCCTTATTTAGCAGCTTGTGAACCCTGCTGGCTTCTAGGATATATGACGCAGAGCCATAAAGCGCAATGATGGTATCAAACCCACGCATATAGAAATTTTCAAAACGGCAGCACCGCAAACTGACCGCAAACTCTGGATGTTTCCAGATAAACTTCTGAAGCATCCCGTAAGACGGGTCAATTCCAACGTAGTTCTCCGGCTGGATGTTTGCCCACTCTGTAGCCAATCCCGTGCCACACCCAATATCAAGAACCTTGCCGGACACCTTCAGACGACGAAAAAGCGCCCGATTTTCTTCCATATATTTTTTCTTGTAGAAAAGATCATCATAGTTTTTGCTGATTTGGTTGTATGGGGTTTTCTCCTGATACCTCGCCCGATTTATGAGAAATTCATTGCCCACGGGCAAGCCCCAGTATTTATAGCCAGACAAATACAGGTAGCTGTGGGTGTATGATCTCCACTTCTCTACCACTCCATGCTTTTTAATCAGGCTTACTATTTCATCAAATTCGTTGTCATCACCCCATTTTTCCTTGAGCGTGTAGTAATGAGGGATGCCCGCCATTGTTTTGGCAAAGTCCCATCTTTTGGAGTTCAGCAGGCCATCTATTTCGTAAAGGTCAAAACTCATATTAAGAACCTGAAAACTCAAACTCTTCACCGCAATGAGGGCATATTGCCATTACAGTTGAGTTTTGTTTGTTCTCATATTCTCCAAGGCTTTCTGATGTCTTTTGAATCTGATCGCTGGTCACATCCGCAAAATTTGTCATCGGAGCTAGATTTGGGCTGAAGCTGAAGTTGTCCACAAAGTCGGGATCAAGTCCTGCCAGAGTCAGGTCAAAACCAACATCATCCAGCTTCCGCAACTCGCTTATGTAAAGCTCTTGGTTCCATGTGCTGTTCTCCGCAATCTTGTTGTCGGCAATCACATATGCCTGTTTCTGTTCATCGCTCCATCCAGTGGTCATCAAGCAAGGAACTTCATCAATCCCTAGCTCTTGGGCGGCATACAGTCTTCCGTGTCCCGCAATCACCATCTTTTCTTCATCAACCAGAACAGGCATCGTCCAGCCCCACTGTCTGATGCTGTTTTTGAGTTCTTCTATTTGATTTTGGGAGTGATCTCTTGGATTTCGTTCATATGGGAGGATTTCTGAGATTGGCAGCATTTGCACATCACGCTTCTCAATTTTCATTTTTTCCCTCTAGCCGAAGTGATTTTTTTCCATTTTAGCATACAAAACCCATTTTTTTTGCAAAAAAGCTATTTTTTTCACGTTTTGGGTAAAAAATCGCTTGCAATGGTCAATGGGGTGTATATAATTACAAACATTGAGAGACAAACCGTTCACTTAAAAAAGAGGTAAAATTATGATTTCTCAAGACCGCAACCGCAAATTTGGCATTGAAATTGAGTACGTTGGAGCCACTCGTTCAGAGGTTGCTCGCGCAATGTCAGACGCTGGTATCGCTTGCCACGTTGAGGGTTACAACCACACTACCCGCAGCTACTGGAAAATCGTCACTGACGCTTCACTTCATGATCGCTCAGGTCTTACTGGCGAGATTGTCAGCCCGATTCTTCAGGGTGAAGACGGGTTCGCGCAGCTTAAAAAGGTTTGTGACGCAATCAACAGCATTGAGGGCGTTACGGTAAATCGTAGCTGTGGCCTTCACGTTCACCTAGATGCTCAGTCAATGACTGTGTCTCAGGTTGCTAAGGTCTTTGAACGATATGCGCGGTTTGAGGACGATATTGATAACATAATGCCGCGCAGCCGCCGTGGTGAGTCTCGCTGGGCGCGCTCAATCAAGAACCGCGTTGACTCTGTAAGCGCTTGCACCAGCAAGGACAGCCAAGAGTGCGCGATGGGCCGCTACTACAAGGTCAACCTCACCAACGTAGCGAGACGCGGCGCGATTGAGTTCCGCCAGCACTCAGGGACTACCTGCTACACCAAAATCTCAATGTGGGTTAAATTCCTGATGGATTTTGTCACTAAGTCTTGCGAGATCGCAGATGCTCGTCAGCCTGCCAGCTACTCGTTCAGAGGTCGCCGAACAGTACCTTTTGATATCGCCCGCAAGGTTGTAGCGGCCAACGGTGGCGCTCTCAACTGGAGAGGCAACCGCTACGTCCTCAACATGGGTCGCGGCTATGAAACAAGCGTGTCTCCTGAAGCTCTGGAGACTTTCTACAATCCAGAAGATGTTCAGGATTTTGATTATGAGGCTTTCCTCGTCTTTATCGGCGTGAGCCAAGATGCCCCGCGCTCTGTTGAAGACGCTACTTTCTACAACGGTGTCAGCACCGAGGTATCCAACTACCTAGATGCGCGATACGACGAACTTAACTAAGGAGAACGATATGAAATATTTACCAACACTATATGCCGCTTATGGCAGCAACNTNAACAAGNAGNANATGAGTCGCCGCTGCCCGAATGCCCAACCCGCTGGGTCAATGAGTCTGGATGGCTTTGTCCTCAAGTTTCGCGGAGTCGCGGATATTCAGAAAAGCATGGGAGACTCGGTTGAGGTCGGCCTCTGGAATATCACGGAAGACTGTCTCAAGCAGTTGGATATATATGAGGGCTACCCGCACCTGTACAAGAGGGATCACGTTGCGATCAAGGATGGGCTTCCGGTGATGGCGTATATTATGAACCGACAGACCCATGTATACCCACCAGCCCCACACTACCTTGATGCCATTGCAAGAGGGTTCGCTGACTTCAACCTAGATAGCGAATACCTCAAACAAGCCCTCAAAGACAGCTACGCAAATGAGACTGTGGAGTACGCTGTTATTTGACGCTCCGCAAGGTGACCTGCTTTGACCTTGCTGTTTCCCAACGCGCCTCTGCCAATCTACAGAGGCGTTTTTTCTTCTCTGATTCAATTGACATGGCGTTTATCTCCTTCATTTTTTCTAGCCAATAGTCTTGGCTCTTTACCTCAGTCTCTGATGCCGCAGCACTCTTACCATAGTCCATATAGACCTTTTTGGTACTGGCCTCCCAAGATTTAAAAATGCTTTCTGATTGCAGATAAAGCTCGTGAGCATGGGCCAGTTCGTCAATGGCTTTCTCCCACTTGTCCAGAGCTTCATCCATTTCGTCAATTGGTCTTGGTATCGTGACGTTTGTCATATTTTTAACCTCTCTAGGTCTGCGATTACTCTAGTTGATATGTCGTGAGCAGGGTAACGTAGGACTTTCCAGCCCATGAGAGCCGCCTCATTGTATTTTTCCATGTCCCCGATATACCCGCTGCCCCTTGTGTGTCTGCCCTTGCTAAAGATGCCTCCTTCAACCTCAATGGCTACCTTATCAATGCCAAGTACCACGAAATCAAAGCGCCATCTACGCTTGGGATGAAACCTTTTTTCTCTTACAAAGTCCCAGCCGTAGCTTTTCAGCAGATATTCCACTGCTGCCTCTCCTGTGATCCTAGTCCCCATCCATCCAATTCACTACGTTATTTGGTATCTGTGGCTCAATGAATCTGCGGGTAGCGTGGTCATAAATAAATCTCGCATCCCCAATTTGTCCGTAAAGCCCCTGCTCTCGTATCTTGCGCGTTATAACCTGAATGGTGTCGTTATCAAAGTCCCTATGCACTGTGACAACCGCATCTGATTGGTTATGCCAATGCGCTGCCCCGCTAATGTCGTAGGCTGTAGGCGGGGAATACTGCCCATCATCTGATTTGGGCATTTTGGTGGGGTGTGCCACAACCCATATAGTTATGTCGTGCATCTTGGCAAAACGCTTATTTAAGCTGATGAAGTCCCTTATGTGTTCATCTTCCCTGTACTTACCAGCCCTGCTTGCATCAACTTCATTGTAAGGGTCTATGACCAGCCCATTGCACCCAAACTTCTGGATCGCGCCCTTCGCAATCTCGTGTATCTTCTGGATGTTGGGCGTATGTTCTCGCGTTTCAATAAAAAAGAAATGCTGGTGTATCCAGTTAACGGCCTCTTTAAGCTCATCCTCAGTCATCCGGTTGTTAAATCCAGACTCAAAGGGCTTGCCGATATACATAGAAGCCAATCTGCGTATGTGCATTTTACTAGAATGCTCTGGGCTGAATACAGCAAACTTCCAATTTTGATTCTTGCCAAGCTCCATTAAGCACTGGTCAAGGAATGTACTCTTGCCGTGATTGGGTATGCCCGTCCACACATGGAACGTGCCCTTCATCACCTTGTATATTTTATCAAGGCTGGGAAATCCTACGCTGATTGGGCGATCATATTTGCCATGATACAAATCAATAACATCCGTGGCGTATCTGCTAGCGGTATACAACCCATCCACAGGATAGGGAACGGGGTTTTCTATAAGCTCCTTTAGCTTTGCAGCGCCATGCTTCACTAGAACATCATTAGCATCTTTACAACCTTGGGGCGGTCTGATGTACCAGCACTTTTCCTTTCCGTATCTGTGTACAAGCTCCTTTCTAAGATTGGCGCCAGCATCATCGTCATCGCAAAATAGTATTATTTCAGTAGCTGATAAGGGGTGAGATTGCAGACAGCTAAATCGCAGATCATTCTCTTTATAAGTTACTTTCGGCGGAGCGCCATCTGGCAGGGTAGTTACTTCAGGTATGCCACATTCATAAACAGCTAGGGCATCCATTTCGCCCTCAACCACAACAACGCGCTTGGCATCCTTGACTCGCTCGTAATTGTATAAACTTTTCTTGCCGCCCTTTGTTTGCCTAAACTGCTTATCCTCTGTCCGCAGCTTTACGTTGTCGCACTTGTTATTGTGGCCGTTATACGGAAAGCCAATCCACACGTCATCATCCGTGAATATGTTGAAAGCCTCATAGGTTTCCCTGCTGATACCCCGTTTACTGAAATAATTATCCAGCACCTTGCTAGGCTTTGACAGGTAGCTGATTGGCTCTGGTGTTTTACGCTTTATGGGCGGTTGTTTCCGCATACCCTTATCAACCACCCCGCCTTCAATACCGCAGTGATGGCACTTAAATAGAATCTGGTGTGACTCCACCGTAATGGATAGCGGGTTGTCGCTTGGGTTGTGTTCTGGCTGACATTCGGGACACTTTGTTTTCTGCTGTCCATCACGCAACCTGTCACTGGGAATGTTGTACTTCTCAAATAAATCATCCAGCAAGCTCATTTAAAGACCTCCGTTGAGTTTTTTTCTTTTGTTTCTCTTTAGTATAGGCGGACGCTCGTGGCCTAACAGTGCGGACGCTGGTGTCCACCCTACTATGGACGCTGGTGTCCACCCTCAAATGGTAGCGGTTGCTAGTGCCTTTCCGAGACTCAATATCCAGCAAGCCAAGCTCAGACAATGCCGTAATGCAGCGCCTCACGCTACGATCAGATATACCGCATATCTTGGCTAAGTGCTTTTCACTTGGGTAGCAGCTATGCCTTTCATCCGCATAATTGGATAAAACAAATAGAACTAGCTTGCTCGTAGGGGTTGGACAGGGCTGGGACTTGCACCAGTTAAGGGCTTCTATACTCATTCGCCCATTATGGGCAAATTATTGGACGTTTACAACGGAAGGTTTTTCAAATGCATAAAAATCGTTGGGCTGGACATCTCCGTTGGTCAAATTAACGATGATACTCATTTCTTTTGGTCTGGGTATGCGTTGTCCCGCGCACCATTTGCTGAGCGCGTGATAAGAAAACTTTTCGCTAGAGCGGTTCGCGATCTCGCAAAACTCTCTTTGCGTTAAGTCGTGTTGTTTCAACCATGCTGCAAGTTTCATAAAACCATCTTATCACGTTTTTCTAGTTAATAAACCCATAACGTGCTATAGTTCGCACATTAACACAGGACGGGCAACCCTATGAATGACCCATTTGAAGCCCACGGGCTTAACCATCTTAGCGCAAGCCAGATAAACGAGTACATAGCATCCCCTGCTAAATGGCTGCTTAGAGTATCAGGATACAGAGATAACTCAGGCTCCCCAGCAATGTGGAGAGGCATAGCCGTAGACAAAGCAATATGCAAAGTCCTTGATGACCCAAGCACATCAGATAAAGCTGCTCACGCAATAGCCACTATTGAGTTTGCAAGCCGACACGCAGAGGCTTTAGAGACACAGCATTTTGATGATGCCAAGGTATATAAAGAGCAGATAGCCGTTGCTGGATACCTTGATGTGGCGCTTCCGCACTACAGGTCTTTAGGCAACCCCATAGAAACCCAAAGCAAGGTTGTTATTGACATAGGGCTTCCAGTACCAATAGTTGGATACATTGATGTGCTGTATGAGGGGATTGTAAGAGATATCAAAACAGTGGGCAGAATGCCTAGCAGAGTTCCATCTGGCACCGCTAGACAGTTGGCAATATACGCCCACGCAACTAATTCCATTCCAATAGTGGACTATGTTCACAACACAAAGACCACTCAGCAAGTGGTTACGATGAGTGTGCCAGACCACAAAAGGCATTGGGATATGGCCGTCAAAGCGGCTAACAACATGACGAAGTTGTTGAGTATTTCGTCAGACATCCAAGAGATAGCCGGACTGCTTATGCCTGACTTTGATGATTGGCGTTGGTCAGCCGGAGAAAAAGATGCCGCTCGGCGGCTATGGAGATTAAACGATGAAGAAAGAAAAGATAACTCTAGATCAAGTAACTGAAAAAGTACCTTTTAAGGAAGCCTTAGAGCTTCTTAAAATATCCCCAAAGTCTATGACAGAAGCGCTGTATCTAACGCAGATGCAAATCGTGCAAGTTGGGACAGACGGAGACAACACTCACTTTAAGTCAAAGTATGCGACTTATGAAAAGCTAGTTGCTTATGTGAAGCCGATACTTAATGCCAATGGTCTTTGGTTTATGCAGAAATCTCATCTGCCACCTGATGGGAGAGATGGGGTTGTCATTGAAACCATTTTTTATGGATTTGGGGAGTCAATGAGCGCGGGTGAGCTATTTATGCAAGCTCAAGCCTCAACGCCGCAAGGTTACGGCAGCGCCCTTACCTATGCAAAGAGGTACGCCCT